GCACCCAATGGGTTTGACGGTACCGTAATGTTATAATTTGGTTCAATTAAAGGAACTCGACCTGTTAAAATATTAACAAGGTTTGTACCACTATTAACATTTAATATGTTGGCACGACCAAGAGTTTGTCTTAATAACTCTCGACCAATACGGTCTTGAAACTCTTTCTTTAAAGTTTTTGCTCCCAATCGAGCTATAAAGGAGTCATCACTTAATAAACCATCACTACCCTGTGGGTCGGGATTTAATAAGATTGAAACAGGTCTATACGATGAAGGTACAAATGTAAAGTAAGGTTGACCGTTTGGTAGTCTATCTTGGTCAGGTCTAACAGTTTCTAAACTAGTTACCGCTTCACCAGCATCAAAGTTGTTTGGGCTTGAATAAGCATTTAATGGTCTCCATTTTTGAGTTGCCGCAAATCCTGTGTTAACAATATAAGCATCCTGTTGACCAGGTCCATATTCACCTTGATTTGAAATGACATTTAAATTACCTGTAAGGTCGGGTGCTTGGTAGTATCCCCCTTGATTTCCCCACTTGTTAAGTGGATAAAATTGTGAATTGGCAATGTATGGAGTATCAATTAGATAATCAGGACTATCAACAGGTGTTAAATCTCTTTGTACTACCTCAAAAGTTATTGGCGGGGTCGCAGGACTAGGTGATTTAGCATATGGTACTAAATTTCGGACAATTAGTTTTTTTCTAAAAACCTCGGTACTTATATAATCTAACGGACTACCCATTTATACGTTTCTTAATAAATAGGTTAATTTGTATTTTTTATTCTTCAATCTAATGTTTTATTATCGTCCATAGTATGGAGCACCAGCCCCTTTCTTCTCTGAAGAATTTTGTTTTGCAAGGTTGGCAATATATTGTTTAAACTCTTCACTATTAAACACGGCATTTAATTGTTGTTGGTTTAGTGTTGTACCTGCAGGTAAATCAAATTTAAATGTTATAGTACCTCCAACATCAACTTTATTTGTTGATGCTCCACTATTTGATGATGTACCTGTTTTATCAGTAAGATTTTGATTTCTCCTACCAATAATATCTGCATATGATAATGATTTTTGTTCTTCATCCCTTGCTTTAATCTGTTCAGTCGCCTTTACTGGTCGACCTACCGATGCTAAAAGTTCTTGAGTTAAACTTCTAAATTCTTTTTCAATAGCACTACTTCCTGTAACTTTTTTATTTGATTCTTGAAGAATATCTTTAAATGATTCCTTACCTTTTTCTCCTAAACTATTAGCATCTTTTAAAAGAGTGTTCTGAAGTGAGGATAATTTTTTTGCAAAATCGTCAGAACTTAATTTATTTGAATCTTTTTCAATAAATAATGCCTGCATTTTATCAACAGCCTCATTAACTTTTTCAGTTATTGCAACACTTTCAGGTACCGCATTATCAACCGCACCAGTAACAGCTCTTGTAATTCTTTCAGCCCCCACAATAGTACCTCTAACAGCCGAAGAACCTGCAAGACCATAGGTACCTTTCGCTATATTACCTTCAATGGCAAATTTAATATCCAATAAAGCATTTAATTGACTCTTTTGAATATCTTCCAAAGTCTTAGGTGCTTTTTCTTGTTGTTCTCTTAATTTTGCAAGTTCATCTTGAGTTAACTCTCCTAATTTTTTGGTTTCAATAATACCAGTTTCATCATTCTTTAACTGAACAACGTAGTCACCTTCCTTAGTCATTGTTGCCATGTTGGCAATAAATTGTTTGTCTTCAGGTGAATCAAAGGTAAGTGTTGGATTTATTTTAGATAACCTTTTATCTAAGTCTGCCGCGGCTAATGCGGTTTTTGTAAGTTGGTCATATGAAATACCTGTTTCTTGAGACATTTGTCTCAATGTTAAAATTCCCTGTGGGTTTATTTTAAATGATTTGGTTTTTTCATCAAACTGTGTAAATTGTTTTGTGGCTTTAATTAAACTATCTTGTAATGCTGCAGGGTCATTTATTGAATCATTCATTAATGCAAATGGGTCACCTAATTGACCAACAGCCAATCCTAATCTTTGGAAAGCTGAAGCCATATTAATAGCGCCTTCAGGGTCAATTACTTTTTCTGCAAAATCTTTAGTAGCGTTCATGTCAAATCTTAACATTGAAGCCTGTGCCGCCATCTTGGTTAATCCACCAACACCATCAGAAAAATTGAATCGGTTCATTAGTGACATATTTCGAGTAACGTCACCCATAACCATTTTGGCATTTAAACCAAGGCTTTGAATGTATATAATAGAATCTGTTAAGTTTGTACCAATTTGGGATGTTTCAATTCCAACTTCTGCAAAATTTTCAACTAATGTTTTTGATTCTACACCTAATATTTTACTGGCAGCATAAAGTTCACTAACTTGGTCTTCAGTTGCAATAAATTGTCTTCTTGACCCTTCGGCAATTTCTATTATAGTGTTGGAAACATCTTTAATACTTCCACCTAAACGAATAATACCTGCGGCAGACCTAGATGCAGCATCATTCATTTCATCAAGTCTTGCCCTGCCAGCAATAAATGAATTATTGATATCATTGGCGGCTGTAGCCATGCCGTCAATTGCGTCTAATATTTTACCTACAGGAGCTCCTAAACTTTCAAAAGTTTTTTTAAGTTCTTCGTAGGAATTTATAGGATTTTCTTTAGGAGTTTCTGCCATTACAATTTTTTAGTTTCTATATAAATAGAAGAAGGACTAATTTTTTAGTCCTTCTTATTGTCTTCAATCCATTTATCCAACAAATATCTTCTTACAAACAACGGCATCCGTTCAAAATCTTGATAAGAAATTTTCATTAGTGTTGTCAGATAGTAAAATTCATCTATCTGTACTTTCCTATAATCAGAAGAAAGGGCGAAAAAAGTCTGCCCCAAACCCAACATTCACTGTTAGTTTTTCTCCTGACGGGGCCGTAATTGTTTTGGTCATATCCAATCTTGGTTCATTTTCATTCATAAAGTTTCTTACGAATTTTGAGTCAGAGATTGGCATTGACTCAACAAATTTTGCAATCATAGCTTTGTCAGTTGAACCATCAACTTCAATGATTTCTTTTTGCATTCTCCACGTAATTCTTGGAACAACCCTTCCTTGTGGATATGTCTCAGCCATTTTACTAATCTCCATAATTTCACCATAACTTAATGGTTTTAATTTAATCGATGATTGAGATTTTGGTAATAAAATAGTAAATGAACCATCTTCATTTGGTTGTTGTCCATTAATAATATTTAGTTGGTCTAATAATACCGTACTTTTAAATGGTTTTTTAGTTGCAGGGTCTGTAACATTTATTACCATTTCAGGACCAAATCCAGTATTTCTTAAGAAGATTAGAATTGCTTCAACATCACCCTCAATTAAATCTTCAACCTTTACATCTGGTTCGTAGATTTTTGCTCTTAATAAAGTCATAGTTAAATCAGCGGCACCACCCATCAGAATGTTTTCATCTGATGCGGTTAGATAACCAACTTTAATTGATTTCTTTTTGTTTTTATAAAAAATACCTTGTGATGGTAATTGTACCACATCATGTGGTAGTGTGAAATTGTCTTGACCGTGGTCTCTTGATTGATTGTCCATATATAAAAATAACCGTAAAGTTTATTAGCTTTACGGTTAAATATAATTGAGTGTAATTTTATGTAAAGTGAATTAGTAAACTAACACACATCTATCCATTCTTAAAGAAGCTGTGATATCCGCTAACGCATCTTGACTATAAGATAATGTTCCGAAGTTTACATCAGTTAAGAATGTTCCATAAAGAATCCATTTCTCAACAACAACTCCTGTTGGGTCCAACATCTCAAGGTCGATGTCTTTTTTGTAACCCGCAGCATAACCCATACGACCTGTCACTGATTCAGCGTGTAAACGAACCCACTCCATAAGAGCTTGAGCCGCTGACGGTCCAATAGGGTCACGGAACTTAACACTGATAGGGTCCCAGTTAAATCTACCTGCAACAAATGTAGATGTGTTTAGAAATTGTATTTCAGTTGCACCAATCTTGATAGACGGTCTTGAAGCGCTTTCAACAAACCATTCGTTGATACCCAAACTTGACGGAAACCTTAAAATGAAACGGTTCTGGCGTTTCGGTTCGTAAGGTATCGGCATTTTCATTAATAAATCAGCCATGTTATTTTAATTTTTTTTTGTTTTTTTTTTGTTGTTTATATCCTATAAATATAGTCTTGTTAAAAAATTTTTCTCTTTACTTTTATTTTGTCGAGATTATTATCTACTTATATTCCTTTTTAACGCCTCCAGCAGTAGAATAAGTCTTAACTATATTATTTGGTTTATTTTTAAAATGCTTACTCATTACTTCTACATTTCTAATATCATCATCTGAAAATCCAATACTAGGTTGCTCTGGAACAAAGTTATTAGATACATCATTTTTAATAAAGGCATTCTTATTTAACTTTTTCGCCATTTTCTTAATATAAGAAACAAACTCTTCCATAGCACGAACTTTTGCTTCTTCAGGGTTGGCAGCACCTTCTTCATCGTCAAAAGACACTGGATGATATTTGTTAAGGTCCAAATACGATTTGATTAATTCATCGTCCGTCATATCTTCCTCGTCAAAAAACGACCTGTATTTTTTAAGGTTCTTAACGAGTTGGTCTTTATCTATTCCATGAAACCCGTCAATAATATAATTGTAAACGGCTTGTTTTAAAGTGTTGGGGTTGTGACCTCTCGCAGTAATAATTGAAAATATTGACCCGTTATTAATCGCTTCTCTAAAATCATTAAATGCCGGTCCAAGTTTTGCTCTCATAGCATCAACCAAAAAATCTTTGTCACCTGCGGTTCTAAAGTTTCTATATGGTTCTTCAGAAAATCCAACAATGGTATCACCATTATAGTCAAAATCTTCTTTTCCAATTTTACTTCTGTATTCTGCAAAATCATCTGTACTCATACCAACTTCATCACCATCTTCAGTTTTTAACATTATCTTTGTTGGCATATGAACAATGTTGTCATCCCAATCAAACGCATAATAT